GCTCGACCGTCCGGGAGCTTCAATTGCGATGCCCTAGAACAGGATATCCAATCATAGGTATGATCACCAAATAGTGATTTTACGAGATGACATGATACCCTATCTGAGGCATCCTTAAGATCGATGGTAGAATACCTCCGATCAGAAGATGCAAGAAGAGCAGCCTGAGCGTTTTTCATTTGATCGTTAAAGCTAATAGCCTTAGCGGTCATCTTATTACGCTCAATAGCTCTTTCAAGAAGCTTCCTTTGTCCTTGTTGGACCCATACAGCCTCCTTAGGATGCACACAAATTGTGCGCGGTCCTCGGGAGTCCTTAGGGACAAACACGAGTTTAGCAGTAATGCTATTCTCTTCCTTGAGCGCGTTCGACTTCCAGATGTAATCTACCCAGAAACTGGGTAGAGCACAAAAGAATTGGTCGAAGCAATAACGCTCTTGGATAGACGCGTATATGGTATTGAAATGGCTCTTCTCGTCTGGCCTACAGGACGGATAAACCGCCCCTGGACCATGCGATGGAACTATTTCCCGCCAATTAATCTCACCAGTAACTTTACTGACGAGACTACGAGCGATACGGAAGAACGGACTGGGACTAACGCCGTTATGGCGTCGATCCCACTCGTCACATTCCTTATCGTTGTTGAGAAACGCCGCAATGGCGATTTCTTGTTGTTCATATGTTGGTTCGTACTCGGCTTTGTAGCAGAATACAAGAACCTGATGCAGGACCTGGAGCACGACTGGCTCTCGATTCAAAACGAATCGAATCCAGATTGGCATTAGCCAATCGGGAAAAGGCGGATAAGGGGTACCATCCCCAGATCCGTTCTCTTCCACATCGAACTCTTCGATCCACATCATCATTTTCTTGTCTAGTGAGGGAGCCTCATTGAGGATCCAACTCTGCTCTAAGTCCTTAGGGGCAACCAAAGGTTGACCTAACTTCTCAGAACAGTCTACTAGCAGGCAACGGAACATTGTTAATAGTGTTTCCATGGGTATATACCTGTAACCTGTTTGCTATGCATTTCTTGCAAGTTCCTAACAAAATCAGACCTTCGGAAGGTCCGATGCACTAATACGTTGTGCTGGAGAGTTAGACGGATCGTAAGACCCGACATACCCTTCATTATAACGTTGCCCAGTCAATGTACCGTTTTCGGTGCACGTCCAAGCATAAGAGCGGACTACACGACCCCTTTGATCGGGGTTACGTAGCCATCTATCGCTTGCGACGGACATCGTTGCCGGTGTCAGTGATTCAGGCAGATAGCCCGGCCTAAGTGCAGTTTGGAAGTACATGGTACTCCTTTTACTGCTCCCGATTGACGAGAATCTCGTCTTTCAGGTCAAGGCCAGACGTATTCGTAGTGCCGTGAAGGAGGTTAACAATCCGATCCACCACTCCGGTGATATCGGCGGAAACCACCCCCGCGTCAGTAGGAACCGCAACGGTTACAGAAATAGATACCGGGACGATTTCGCCCGATACCTTCGCCACATACCGATCAAGCCGGATATTAGACCTAACGCCAGGAGTATTAGTACTCTTGTCGGTATAGTCCTGATGCCGAATTGTGAGAACCTCTGGGAGATTAACTCCCCGAGAAATCTCACGACGAATCGAACCCGTTTCCGAGTTCGCCGTCTGCTTGAACGACAATGTGTTTAACGTGATGTCAGCATTCATGGATGTATATGTTTTACTCTAAAACACCTTTAGGAGGCTAGTTTAACGAGATTTCGGTTTCTTTATAATAGAACCGATTTCTTTAATCA